TGACTTTGGAATACACGAGTTATTTCCTGTAAATTGTGTACATTCGTTCTTAGGTTATGAAAAGAACGCAGAAGGTACAGATGTAGACCCTGATGAATTAATAATAGAATAAAATGGATAAAATACTTAGTATAAATTTAGAAACATCAACAGCTCCAATAGTACAAGAAGTAAGAGGAAGGGACTACATAGAGTACGGAACAGAAGATTGGAGAAACCTTTACCCTCAGTTCTTAATTGACTTATATTACAATTCTAGTACACACGCTGCAATTATAAACGCTACAGCTGAAATGATAGCAGGAGAAGACTTAGTATGTGAAGAAGATGATACTAATTTAGAAAGTTACGTAAAGCTTAAGAAGTTTTTAAGACACGCTAATTCTAACGAAAGTTTACACCAAGTAATAAAGAAAGTAGCTTTTGATTTTAAACTTCAAGGAGCATACGCTTTACACATTGTATGGAATAGAGAAAGAACAGAAATAGCAGAGCTTTATCACGTTCCGTGTGAACGAGTTAGAGCCGGTAGACCAAACGCAATGGGTAAGGTAGACTGTTACTATATAAGTGCTGATTGGGCAAACACTAGGACTAATAAACCATACCCTATTAATGCTTTTAATGTAAACGATAGAACTTCAGGAAGTCAGTTACTTTATACAGGTGCTTACAGTCCTAATATGGATTGCTATCATACACCTGATTATTTAGCAGCTAACAATTGGTGCTTAGTAGACCAAAAGGTTGCAGAGTTTCATTTAAACAATATAGAAAATGGATTTAGTGGGAGCTATTTTGTTTCTTTTGCTAATGGTATTCCTACGCAAGAGGAAAGAAGACAGATAGAACAAAGTTTAGTAGAGAAATTTACAGGAGCTTCAAACTCAGGAAAGTTTATTTTAACGTTCTCAGATGATAAGACTAGAACACCTGAAATAACTCCTATAAGCGTTTCTGACGCTGATAAGCAATACTTAGCACTACAAGAGCTATTAGTTCAAAACATACTCACAGGACACCGTGTAACGTCTCCTATGCTTATGGGAATTAAATCTGACACAGGTTTAGGCTCTAATGTAGATGAACTTAATGCAGCAGGGAATTTCTATTTGAATACAGTTGTTAAGCCGTTCCAATTACATATCTTAAATACTTTACAGACTATATTTTCAGTAAACAATATGGACTTACCTGTTCAGTTTGTTCAATTAAAACCTATTACAGTAGAATTTACTTCAGAGGACTTAAAAGGAGTAATGACTGAAGACGAGATAAGAGAAGAAGTTGGCTTGAAGCCTTTAGCTGATGTAGAAGTAAGAGAAGATTTTGCAAGTGAAAAGACAGAGCTTGATAAATTTATTGAAGAATTTGGGGAGGAAATGCCTGAGGGTTACGAAATAATTTCAGAAGAAGAAGCAGAAGAAGAAATAGAAGACTTTGACTTTGAAGCTGAATTACATTCTGAATATTACGAATTTGCTAGTACAGGTTCTGCTTACCCAAACAGAAAGTCAGGACAAGACCAAAAGAGTAAACAAACTGAATATGTAGATGATATATACAGGGTTCGTTATAAATATACAGGAAGTTTAACAGGTGAAAGGGATTTTTGCAGAAAAATGACAAGCTCAAATAAAATATATCGTAAGGAAGATATTATTGCTATGGGTAGAAAGGCAGTTAATCCGGGGTGGGGTAAAGGTGGTGCTGCAAAATATAGTATTTGGAAATGGAAAGGCGGCGCACTATGTAAACATAAGTGGTTCAGAATTATACTAGTACAGGAAGGTAAAAGACCAAAAAATTCAGACAAAATAATAACATCAACAGAAGCAAAAAGCAGGGGTGTAAAATTACCAAGAAACGCAAAAGAAGTTTCTGTTGCACCTCACGATATGCCTAATCACGGCTTTGTGAACCCTGAATTGATTGCTAAATATAAAAATGTAACATAATGGCATACGTATTATTCATATCAGAAGCTAAGCTGAAAGACAGCACAGCAATAAACTTAAATGTTGACCCTCAAATCTTGTTACCTTATGTGTTACAAGCACAGCGTATTTATATAGAGCCAAAACTAGGAACAACACTTTACCAAAAGCTAGAAGCTGAAATAACAGCAGGAACTTTAACAGGGGCATACAAGACTTTAGTTGATGAGTATATAGGCGACTGTTTACCTTCTTGGGCGTTTCATATGTGTATTCCTTATTTACGCTTTAAAACGGAAAACGGTAACATCTATTCTAAGACTTCAGAAACAGGAAATGCTTTAAGCACAGAGGAAGCTCAACACCTTAGAGAAGAAGTAAGAAACAATGCTGAATACTTTACAGAAAGAATGATACAGTATATCACTAATAATATAACTCTTTTTCCTGAATACAATACTAATAGTGGGGCTGATATTTCACCTGACCAAAATGCTTACTATAATGGTATGAACCTTGAAAGACCAATGAGACAGGGAACTAAACTTACATTGAGAAACTTTTTAAACGCTTCTGATTACTCATAATGAAAAGACACTATAAACCGAAAACTAAAAATGTTACTAAGTTAAAATCTTACTTAGATAAAAAAACTAAACAAAATGACAGAAGTAAAAGATACTCTACAAGTAGGATTAGCTAATTTTTCAGCTATTGGGTTTACTCTAGCAAGTGCAAATGAAATATTAAGTTTTAGCTAATTTTTCAGCTATTGGGTTTACTCTAGCAAGTGCAAATGAAATACTAAGTTTCGTTGCACTAATACTTTCAATAGCATATACTATATATAAATTCATTCAATTTGACAAAAATAAATAGATGGCTCGTAATGTTGTTACAAGCTCTTTTAAGAGCGTTAAAAAGAAACGAAAGGGAATACACTCCAAAAACGCAAGTAAAGGACAGAACGGATATAAAAAAGCCTACAAAGGTCAAGGTCGTTAATCTTTTAATTATAAGAGATACATTCACAGAAAAATCAACTATTGGTAGATTGTTTATTAATGGTGAAAGTTTTTGTGATACCTTAGAAAATCCTTGGATAGACAATCAGAGAAGTATAAGCTGTATTCCTAAAGGAAATTATAAGGTAAGACTTAGATATCCAAGAGAAAGTGCGACTAGGGATTACTTACACTTATTAGTTCAGGACGTTCCTAATAGGGATTATATCTTATTTCATAGAGGTAACACAGCTAAAGATACAAGCGGCTGTATTCTAGTGGGGAATGGTCGTAAACAAGACATTGTTGAAAACTCTCGTTTAGCTATGGATTTAGTTATGCAAGAAATAATATATTTGGGCGGAGAAAATATTAACTTAATAATCAAAAATAAATAATATGAAAAAGTTTTTAGAAAAGTACCTTATCGGTCAGATGGTAAAGAGCAAGAAGTTTTGGTATGCAGTTAGTTCAGTAGTTGTACCTGCTTTAGTTTCTTACTTAGGAGTTGATGAAACAACTGCAAAAGATTTGTACTATGCAATCTTAACACTAATTGTAGGTCAGGGAATAGCAGACGTTGCTAAAAAGTAAATGTCAAAAGGTAAAAGGTTAAGATTGTCTTCTGAAGAAGTTGAAATTATCAATGAATTCAGAGGGCAAGACTTAGCTAACATAAACGGAAACACAGCTTTAGATATACATCTTAAAGAAAGAGGTATAGACAAAAAAAATATTGTAAGCGTTAAACATTGGCAAAGTATGTCAGGTGATTTACGTTTTTCAATAGTTACAAAAGAACAATACGGAACTGATAAGCTAGAACTACTTGAAGACATACAAAGTTTAATAGAAAACTACTCCCCAAAATATCCAAAAATTAAAAGAGTTAAAGGGGAACACCTATTAGTGATAAACCCTGCTGACATTCATATTGGTAAACTAGGGGTTGCTTTAGAAACAGGTGATGACTATAATACAGATATAGCTTACAATAGAGTTTTAGAAGGCGTTACAGGGCTTATTAGCAAAGCTCAGGGGTTTAGTATAGATAGAGTTTTGTTTTGCGTAGGGAATGATGTTTTGCATATAGACAATGTATACAATACAACAACAGCAGGAACTCCACAAGACGCAGACGGCAAATGGTGGCAACACTTTGAAGTAGCTTTAAAACTTTACGTGAAATGTGTTGAGATACTAAGAGAAGTTGCTCCTGTTGATGTAGTGCACTCTATGTCTAATCACGATTATCAAAGTGGTTTTCATTTAGCACACTCTTTAAAGTCTTGGTTCAGAAATACTAAAGACGTAACTTTTGATATATCTGTAGCACATAGGAAATATTATAAGTATGGTTCTAATCTTATAGGGCTTGAACACGGAGACGGAGCTAAAATGGATAAGCTTCCTATGTTAATGGCAAACGAAAAACCGCAAGAATGGGCGGAAACTAAATACAGGTATTGGTATTTACATCACTTACATCATAAAGTTAAATACAAATGGTTAGACGCTAAAGATTTTATAGGTGTAACTGTTGAGTATATGCGTTCACCAAGCGGAACTGATAGTTGGCACAACAGAAAAGGTTTCTGTGGAGTACAAAAAGCAGTAGAAGGCTTCATTCATTCAAAAAAATCAGGTCAAATAGCAAGACTTGTACACTATTTTTAACACTTTTTAACGTACTTTT